AATATCTGAATAATCGAATTCAATTTTAGAACTCTTACCGTTAAGATAAGATTTCATTAATAGTTTTATTGCATCTGCCCAACCTTCGATAGAATCACTTATTAAGAATCTTTTAGTTCTTTTAGGGTAAGGTTTATTTACAGGAGGTAATTTTTCAACGTGATGTTTTTGTACTGAGTACCCTACACCTGTACCACCTAATAGTAGAAACATACACTCATTAAATGTATCTATATTATCAATAGGCATATATGCACAATTATAAATTCTATTAGGTGAAATCTCTATAGGTTTACCTCCGAATTGCATACTTCTCATTGACGGTAATACTTTTTTATCATACACAAATTTGTACGCCTCATCTATTTTATCGGCAATGTTAGGGTATTTTTTTTGATGCATTTCTTTATTACGTGTTACTAATTCGTCCCACGTTTCTCTTCTGTTTAACTCTGGTAGATATTTTGCGTATTTCATATACACAGTAATATCTGATAAAATTTTGCTTGATAACTCCATTTTTTTAATTACTTAATTTAATTATTATTATTAATTTTCCCCTAATGTCTCACGTTTTTTCCTCATGGCTTCTATAACCATTTGAGACTTTCTTTTTTCTTCACCGTTTTGGTGTTCTAAGAATGAAACGTCACTAGAAATACTAGTATCTATTTTTAAAGACCCATTATCGAATAAAATATCTTCGAATATAACACCGTCTTTACCAAACCTAGATTTTAATATTGCCATTGTAGCAGTCCCTTCTTCTTTTTGTTCTAATGTCTTAGCTACTGAGATAATAAAGTGTCCAATTTGTCCTTTTTTAATTGATCCACCTATCATATCTGCTTTCACTACATCCGCACCAATAGAACTTCTATTACCTTGTACTGCCGTCCAACCAACAACATCTAATTCAGAAATCATAGTTTCGAACTGTCTCATAACATTTCCTTCACCTTGATATTCATCCTTAAACTGTTTGGATGGGACAACACAATCCATATAATCTATGAAAACTACATCTGGTTTTGTACCGTTTGATGTTAATTTTCGTAAATATTGTTTTATGTGGTTTATCGTAGTACCATCACTAGGCATCTTTTTTAAAATTAAGTTACCTTCTTTTTCTTTAAAATGTGGTAATAACGATTTAACCTCTTCTCTTCTTTCAGTCAGTTCATTTAATGGTATTTCACTCCAACATGTCATATGTTTTCTTTGTATAACTTTTGGGTTATCCTCAAAAAATATTTGTACAACATTATAACCTAAATTATATGCGGTGTTAGCCATACGAGTTATTAGTGTTGTTTTACCTACACCAAAAGGTGCTAAAATAACCCCTAATTCTCCTTTAGAGAGACCACCATCCATTAAATTATCAATACCTAATAATCCAGTCGGTATAGGGTTTCTAAAGTCGTCACTCAATACCTCATCAATTGCGTGAAAAACATCTATTCCATTATCTTTTTCTCCACCAACTAATAATGCCTCTTTTAATATTTCTTCACACTCATCATATCTATCAAAATCTCCTGAATCTAATATGTTTTGAATTTTTGATGTTGCTTTCTTTAACTCTTGTTGTTTACAGAACTTAGTTGATACTTCCTGAGTGTGTAAACAATCTTTATTGTCAGAACTTTTTACCTCCTTAACCATTTCTATTGCAGAATCTCTAGCAATATCCCTTTTTATTTCAACTCTGATTAACTGAAATATTGTATCGTATGTAGGTACGGTTTCATAATTTTCGTAGTAGTTTTTTATACTAGCAACAATTAATCTAAGATATTCATTGTCAAAATATTTTGGATCTATGATATCTATGATTCCTTCACAAAATTTATTATCCTCAATTAGTTGTTTAACTAATTTTATCTGAAAACTCCACCCTAAATAACCTAAATTTTTTTCTTTTTCTTTAGTCATTCTTTAATACTTTTTGATTTATAAATAAATATACACTAAAGTGTATAACCACAATATTCTTGACTATATTTTTTCAAACTTAAGCCGTTTTGTACTATAGAGATGATTTCAGGAATAATTGATCTAATATCAACATCATATCTTACCTTTGGTGGGTAATTATTACCACTAAAAATTTTCTGTGCAACTACTCTCCCTTTTACTTTTATTTGTAAAGTAAATAAGTCTTCGTTCTCATAAATATCTTTCTTTAAGTCTTCTACTTCTTCCACAGTTTGGGTTGAATATGGGTTATAATATCTCCACAAATAGACATTACTTTTTAACTTAAATTGTTCCTCTATAACTGAAGTAGCATCATCAATAATATCTTTTAATTCTATTGATTTTAAACTATCTGGGTTAAACCCTTTTATATGAAAATTTCTACCAACAATTGGTTTATTGTTTATAGATAATAAAAATTCATAAGGAAGGTTGTCATAACTTTTTTTCATAATTTTTAATTTTTAATTTTACTAAAATAACTTTTTTCTTTTTTTATAATCCTTAGAAACGGTTGTAAAAAGTTAATATATCCGTCTCTACCACCAGGTATTGCCATTGTTAAACCATCATCAATCATCATCTTAATAACATTTTTAGTTGTTCTATTTTCGGGGTCAATAGGTGAAGTAAATAAATCAGTTAAAACGTTTTTAGACTGTTCGGTTAATAATGGTTTTTTTAAATTTATAATTTTCTCATTTATCTCAAATATGTGTTCACCTTGTGTACCAACAGTAACTTTATTTAATATATTATCTAATGTTTTCAACCTGGTTTTTCTTTCTTTTTGTATATCTTCAATTTTAATGAAAATTTCCTCCAATGTCAAAGATTTTTGTGAAAATTCTGGAAAATACTTCAATAAAGTTTTTTCACTAACACCTTTTATCCCTTTTATATTATCACTTGCATCACCAGATAACATTTTTAACAATTTAACATTACTGTAATGATGATTAAAATATTGGTTATAATTATTTATAGTTACAATATTTCTAAAATTCAAAACATAGACACCTACCTTATCACTAAGTAATTGTAACATATCTCTATCGTTAGTCATTATTACAACTTTTTCGGATTCTTTAATTTGTCCACAATAATAAGCTATTCCATCATCTGCTTCTATTACTTCATCCATATATTGTCGGATAAATAACTCTTCTAGATATTCTTTTACTCTTTCTTTTTGGATATAGAGTTCTGGTTCGGAAGGAGGAGTTTCATTATAAAAATCCTTATCTCTATTAGACTTATATTCTTTATATATGTCGTACCTTAATCTACCACTAAATTGCCCGTCCCAGAAGACAATTACTCTATCATATCTATATTCATTAAGTGACTTCCTTAACATAGTAAGGAATTGAAAAATACCGCCTATGTGGTTTTCTTTATAATAAAGATTTTTAGCACCAAAGTAAGCGGTTTTTAATAGTGAATCACCATCAATTAATAAAGTATGTGTAAATTTTTGTTTTTTAGTTGGTCTTAACACTAAACATATCTTATAGGTTAATAAATAAATTACTGATCTGCATAGTCAACAGGTGCTTCAATGTAGTTTTCATCATCTTCAACAACGAAATCCATTACATCGTCTCCGACATTTTCAAATACTTCTACCCAATAATCTTTATGTTCAGACTTATAACTATCAATATATTTCTTATCGTCTTCAATAAATCCATGTGTCGTAGCCAATATTCTACAATCAGCGAACCCTAAACCATTCATATGATTTTTATGTATACCTACCTTAGTTCTAATAGCAAAATTAACTTTTCTACCTTTATTAGTTGCAGATAGTTTAGATACTCCAGCATTTTTTTGATTTCCAAATAAGAATACTAACGCACAAGATAAGTATATCGATTGACCTCCTTTTGGTTGAATTTTAGGTTGCCCAAAGGCGTTATCTGGTAACTCTACCCATGGTTGGTTTACGAATATCATAGAGTTAGTATAAGGTGAGGATTCTTTTCTAGACGATGTAATCCGTTGAGCCATACCCATACCCCACTTTTCTGAAATAATTCTAGCAGTATGTTGATTTCCACCTTTTCCATCAAAACTCATCTTACAAGGTATTGTACCTATAGAGTCCCAACAAAATAATATATCATGTGGTATCTCACCACTTTTTTGTCCGTCTAAAACTTCAGTCACATAATCAAATGCTTGTTCTATGTAATCAAAACCTAATTTATATAATAAGAAACCATCCCAAAATCCAGTTACTTCACCTGTTTCCTCATCTATTTCTTCAACATATTCAGTTTTTAAACCCATTTGTTTTGCGTGTTCAAAACTAAACTTTTGTTCTGTGATGATGAATATTGGTAGGATACCTTTTTTCTGAGCATCTACT